GGTTCCTGCAGAATTTTTTATATCAATTAAATTACCAGACTGTGATGCGAGACCTTGTATAAAAAGAGCTGTGGCAGTATTAGTTGATGGAATTATACTTAACTGACCACTTGGCGTACTCGTCCCCACCCCGACGTTGCCATTGTTAAGTACTGTAATAGCTGTGGTTGCACCATTATTTCCTACTAAAGCCTGAATAGCTGGAGATGTTAATGTTCCATTGCCGCTTGTTCCTTTTAATTTTAAGATGTCCGTGACTCCGGTTCCTCCCTGAATACCAGTGGTAAATTGTTGGTATTGTGATGTTGCTCCAACTACCCCCCCAGTGGCCAATAGAGCCCCCGAGAGAGATGTTAAATATACTGATCCGTCTAAAGATCCGTCTCCTTTTAAAAACTGTGAAGATAACCCCCCATCAGTTATAAAAGAGAGGGCAATTATATCCTGAGATATTGTGACTTTTCCTGTACTATCAACAACAACGGACTGAACTGGGGCAGCGTCGTCATTAGCAAACACTCTGTGAGATAGAGCGTGATCCGGTAAGCTTAACGGATCTGTTCCTATAGGTAAATTAATGGCCATATTTTAATTATAATTGTCCAGGTCCAACTGCTTTCCCCGTGACTTTATCGTACACATTAATCTCTAATGTGTCAGGTGTTACTTCTATTTCTGGGCTTTCTGTCGGAACCTGTTCTTTATTTATTTCTAGTTCATTTTTTTCATTCATATGGGGTTATTTTAACATAGTCCCATAAAAAAAGAGCCCCTTATTGGGACTCCTTTGTTGTTATTTAATCTCTTTAGGCTTAACTCCCGGTATGGGCTGTTGTTGTTTAGGCACAAAAATTGGGTATTGTCTACCGGTTAAATCAATATGCCTTACAAATATGTTTGTGTCAACAAGGAACGGATATTTCTTTTTCTGAAGTTCTGGCCAGCCGGCTTTTTCAAAGATTTTATCCTTCATAACTCTTTTACAGAAATTAAGATCAGTTGTTCCTCTGGTATAAGCAAACCTAGCTTTACCCTCAGTGTCAGTATCAGAATTATCAAACCCATAATTTCCAACATTAAAGTTTGGAAGCTCGAATACACGTCTTGTCACCTCATTTCCAACCATATATTCTTCAGATTCATTCCATAAAGCTCTAATGATAGAACCGTGAATAAGGGTGAAGCCGAAAGGAATACCATCACACCACACCTTGTCTCCTAGTTTGAAGTCTCTAAAAGATCCATTGCCACGCCCCCTATAAAGAATAGGTTCTGGTGGTTGTGATTTTGTATAATAAAGACCTGATACGATCGGCACTTTATTTTCAGTCATGTATTCATTAATTCTAATGAAAGCATCTGGCGGGATCAAGTTGTCTTGTTCAATTGACAGGAACCACTCATAATCACCTTCTACAACGTGCTTAGCAATAAGGTTTTCCGCGTCAGGGAGTTGGTATTCAAGAGGTGAATATGTGCTCATCCATTGCACCATTTCAACCTGAGACCAGTTTGTGGGTATAATTTGTCCATATCTAGCCATCATCCACTCTACTCTACATACTCCAGTTGTCGGAACGGCAATAAGGATTCTGTTTGTCCACGTTTCTGGGTTCTTCTGATATTCGTTCTTTATTTGACCGTGTAATGAGTAATCGTTTCTTTGTTTTTGAACCGGAACATTGTGAGTTAACCCTGAGGCTGATTTTTTGTTTATTTTCTTTTTCATATTATTTAGTTAATTTAGTGTGTTTCTTTAAAAGTCTTAAATGTTCTGAATCAACCTTATATTCAGGTTTAATCTCCCTCTTGACAAGTACCACTTCTATGTTGCCTGTTGAGTGCCACGTATTGACTTTTACTTTCCACGGTAGTGGGTTGTAGACGTTATAAAGACCGCCGTTATAGAAATTGTCCTGAGGATCAAAATATGACCAAGTCTCCTCATTAATGAAGTTGACGTGGGTTGGATCTCGAAACATCCCGATTGATGTTGCGTAAGGTGCGGCAATAATAAATTCTCCCCCCGGTTTCAAGATTCTCCATGCCTCATTCATAAAACTTATAAAAATTCCGTGTGATGGGTTAATATGCTCCACCACGTGACTAGCGACTGCTGTATCAAATGACTCTGATGGGATTGCCCAAGGGAACTTCTCTAGGTCTTGGACCAAATCAACTCCTGGCATCTTTCGATAGTCGATTCCAAACCAGTTCTTGCCCTGCTTCGCCCCTCCACATCCAATATCTACTAGGTTTAACTTTCTTTTTTTCAATAAATCTCTTGTATTTTTTGCTATTATTTTTTTCATATTTATTTAATAATTTATAATAATGATTAGTGTAACACATATAAAACAAAAATCCACCCCTAAGAGTGGATAATCGTCTTTCAAGTAAGAAACGTCAGATTAAACTGAAGCGAAACGAATTTGATAAGTAGCATTTACAGACTGGTTGGTTGCACAAGAACTTGATGCAAAGGTATTACCTGCGAACAGGGTACCTGCGCCAACTGTTGATGTGTTGAATAAACCGATGTTTGAAATGTTTGCTGTTGCTGTCAAGAAAGAGTTTGCAGATGCGAATGCCGCTGTAAACTGAGCTGTTCCTGAAGCTACAATTGAGCTTGATACAGCAGCACGTCCTGCGCCTGCTGATCCTGTCAATTCTCCCGATAGAGATGTTGCTGCTGCTGCTGGAGCTGTTCCTGTTCCAAGTGCCATATGTGAAACGCTTTTACCCGCTCCTGACACTAGCCAGTTAACAATGTATTGATTGATCCCCAAGTCAGTGACTTGGTTCTCTTTCCAACCTGAATCTCCAACAACGCCCTTTCCATCCTCGGTCAATTGTACTCGGAAAAATCCTCGTACTCTTAAGCCGTCTGAGTGGCCTTTTGTTTTTTTCATGTAGTTTTTAAATTAAATATTAATCTAGATTAATATTTTGATATCATGCCTTAGCACAAAATCAAAATTCTCTCCCGCTGCCTTATTATTTCATATTCATAATTAATTGTTTTTAACGTATGCAATTATACAACATATATTTAAAAAAAGATAGTAGTTAAAAAACACCCATAATTATACCTGGTTTTTAAGCCGGGTTACTAGTTGATTTAGATTCTGAAATTCCTATAGAGTCATATTTATCAACAGAAATTGTTGTAGATACGACAGGAACATCTTGAATAGTTAATCTGTCATATGTTCTTACATAAGGTTCAAACGTGGAGTCATCATTACCTTCACTCATAACATAAGATTGTACTCCTTTTATAGTTATGTAATTAAGAGTTGTTTCGTCTTCGCCATCTGCTATAACGTATAGACTCATTGGATCACCTGAGACAGAGATATCATTAATACAAGCCTCTAGGTTGCCGGCAACAAAGAATGATACCATTCCCGCTTCCCACTTGATTCTAAAGACTGTATCAGCATCGGTCCAGCTATCTTGCCAATCTATTCCTACGGAAGTTATATTTGTTCCGTCAGAAGAAGTTGCGGTTAGGGTTGTGTCGTTTATTGAAAATAGAATATAAGCCCCCTTGCTGTATAGGGTTAGGCCAAACCTTGTGTCTATCCCGGTTGCAGGAGCAGGAATATTCATACTAAAAGAAATATCACCACGAAGAATATCTCCGTAATGAATAATTGCTGATTTATTAAATAGCAATTTTCCACCAGAAACTGAAACGGTGCCGTAAAGGCTGTGCCATTCGGATGTTGAGAATCCGTTCTTTGATGGATCGTATGAAAAATTAATGTATTCGTTGGACATGGTTATATTTTACCACAGTACTGTGGGTTAGAAGACCTTAAGAGTTGAGCTCTGTACACCTTTTGCAATAATGTAACTAACGTCCATTGGGACCGCAGCTGCCGTATTGTTGTATACGTAAAGACTCATTGGGTCACCCTCAATGTTAATTCTATCTGTAGTTTGCCACTTCATTTCTCCTCCAATTGAGAAAGTTACCATTCCGGCTTCCCATTTTATTTTAAATTCTACCGGTGCATCATTCCAATCAGAGTTCCATGCACAGAGTTCAAAATCATCTGTTCCCCCATTTGATATTTCTGCAATGACATTTTCATCATTAATCCTAAATCTTGCCCAGGCGTTTTTATTGTATTCGATGAACCCGAAAGCCATATCGTGGGTATTTGCAGGTTCTGGCATTGTTACGTTAAATATTGCCTCACCTCTTAAAAGGTCTGCAAAATGAATAGCTCCGGCATTAACCAGCTGTAGTTTGTTTGAAACAATAGCAGGAACGCCAAGAAGGGTACTCCACGTGTTTGTGTCGTACCCTTGTCGGACAGGGTCATAATAAAAATTGAAGAATTTGTTTGACATGGTAATTTATAATTTAATTAGAATAAACATATTTTACCACAGTCCCACACTTATCACTATCTATTTTTTCTGATCCTTTTTTGGAGCTGTAACTACCTTTTCCTCCTTAACTTCTTCTTTTTCTACTTCTTCATCTTTTATTGTTTCATCTGCAGCTTCTTCTTGTTGATCTTCGTCAACCTCGTCTTCTACTACCTCTTTTTTTGCGTCATTTGCCTTCATTTCTGATGCCAACCCCATAATAAGTTCTTTAAGAACTGCTGGATTTGACTTTAGAAGATCTGGAAGCATTTTCATTGCTTCTCCCTCAATAATCTTCTTAAGCGCTGGTGACATTTTTACTTTAGCCGGTGAACTAGCCGCTTTTTCATTGTGACCGTACTTGATCTCTGAAATAACATGGCCTGGTTCTGTTTCTTCCCTTGTATCTGAAAATGGATCGATTTCTTCTTGTTTTACTTCTACGAAATCTGTTCCGAAAGATGGGTGTTCTCTCATAAGATCTACAATACGATCTTCTTTGATATCTACCACACCTGATTGAAATTTAATGTAAAGACCAGGCACAGCATGAGTTCCGAGATTTCGGTTCCCTTCTATTCCTGGTTTTAGAACTACCATGTAGTTTGAGTTTTTGCTAACGAATTTTGTTGACATAATTTTTTTTCATATATTAATTTTAATAAACTTCCTGACCAATCAGATCTTCCGATCTTGATAAGGTGGGCTACAGTATTGTAACACACCCCACAAGATAAGAAAACCTATCTTACTATTCTAGAATACCAGATACTCTGATATAAGCTCCGTCTGCCATTGATGCTCCGTCTTTGATAAGGGCGATAAGTTCTTCTCCATCGTTTGATGTAATTGAACCGTTTCCGCTTGCAAAGTTAACAGTTGTAGCAGTTGTATCTACTGAAAGTCCGGCATAAACCAATCTTTCAGATCCTGACTTGATATCTCGTGCATAAACCTTTAGACCATCTGATGCTGCAGTTCCCATGTTAGCCACGTATGCGATTTCTTGTAGACTTACTCTGTGTCCGTCTACTGGAAGTCCGAAAGCTCTGTTGTTTGACAAACATGCTCCCACGTAAAACATACCTGATGTATCTACTTTTAGATCATAAACTGGGTTGTTGTTTTCGTCATATGTTGCTGTTGTGATTGCTTCTGCTAGGATAGCGTCATCTGAAGCTGCTGAACGTAGAACGTCCAAAACTCTTGCTTCGAAAATACCCAATCCGTTGATAGCGTCAGCTAGAGCACCCATAGTTGCATAAGCTGAAAATAGGAATGTATCTGTTCCTCCATCTGATGTAATAGTTTCAACACTTGTTGCTGTAACTGCTGTAACAGATGTAACTGTACCTGTACCTACGTATCGAAGACGAAGTGCTACTGACTTATCGGTACCAGCAAAAACTGCTGCACCTTTTGCAAGTAACTTTCGTACTTCTAATGAATCTCTTGATGCCATAATAATTTTAGTTAATTCGATCAATTACCCCTGATCTAATGGGGACGTATTTCGAGAATACGCACGCTACATGATTTTTGATCCCATAAGCGTGAAGGATCACCAACTTGAGACTGAAGATTGAAATCCCGTGTAGAGGTCCCAATCTCCAGCCTCAGGCTGGATTTGAACTATGAAGTTACTCCGACAAGAAGAGCGTGCTTTGCAGCTTGTTCTCTTTGTAGTCCTGCTTCTGTGATGTATTGATCTACTTCACCGTCAGCATCTGGAGCTTGGATGTTCATTTCCAATTTAGTATCACGGTTATTCATGAAACGATATGCAAATGATTCCATATCTAGCATGAATGCGTAACCTGCGTAGTCTTGAACAAACAATGGATTGTGAACAATGTTTACTGTGCCGAATGCTGTAACCCATGTACTTACTTTCATTCCATAAGTTGTAGAAACTGGTTGCATCAAGATTTGACCTCTTGCAATTTCGTTAATAGCTTGTAGAACGATACCACCTGCGAAAAGCATCTTTGTGTCATTTCCGTATGTGAAACCTTCTCTAAGGAAAGTGTTCATATCTGGAGCTGTCAAAGGACCTGATTGGTTTTGTACGTATGCATTACCTGATTGGATAAATTCTAGAACACCACCTGTTGAACGTCTTGGATGACCTTGAACACCTGTGTCTGCGAATTTTTGACCCCACCAGAAAGCTCGTTCAATATCAAGAGCATGTTCTGTACCTTTCTTTGCTCGTTGATAAGGAAGGTCTTTACCACCGTAAAGATTAGCTTCTTTTTCTGTGTTTGACAATGCGATTGTTGTCTTGAAAATTTGTGTGTAGTTTGTTTGTGGAGTTACTCTTGTTGTGTTAACGTTTCTTGCTCCACCGTTTTCTTCGTTAACGTTACCTACGATGAATAGACCGTCGCCGTCTTGCATTGCTGCAGCTGCTGTTGATCCGTATCCACGTGTGTGTAGTTGAATTGTTGTAGCTGTAACAGTTCCAACGATTGCTACTTCACCAGTTCTTGCGTTTTTAACTGCATCACCGGCTGTGAAGATGTAACCTGAGTTTGAACCTGCTCCAACAACTGTAGGTGTTTGGTCTGCTGCTGCTGATGCTGATCCTGAAACTCGTGCGTAACGTCCTCCGTAATAATCTTCGAACCATTTGAACTCAGGATTTCCTGTAGCTCTTTTCATCATTCCTGATCCTTTCCAAGATTTACCATCCCAAACTTTTCCAACGTTTGTTAGAAGTGTTACAAGAGGGTGTTTGTTAGGTTCAAGTAGGAAGATTTTGTCGACTGCATCGACAATCATTCGTTGTTCTGCAACGGATGTAGCTGTGGTTCTTCCTGCGTTTGTTGCTGCTAGAGTCACTGCTGCACCTTGATCGTGAGTAGGCTCTGTGTAAAATGGATATCCCATAATAATTTTAATAATTAATTCTATCTGATAAATTTATAATTTTTGTGTTAAAAACAATTATATTTTCATAAAACCAGTTTAGAATAGATTAGGATTTGCTTTAGATGAGATAAGAGAGTCAATGACATTGCTTCCTGAAGGAATATATGTCTTTCCGCCTTGGCTTCCGCCTGCGTTAAGAGCAAAATTCTTTTCAGCTTCTGCTTTATCAATTTCTGCTTGTTTGTTAGCTTCCTTTACAGAAAGTTCACCTTTAACAGCATAATAAGCTACCGCAATATCAGTTACCTCATGAGAATCTAGCCATTTATCAATTTCTGACGCATATTGCGCAAAATCTGGTGTTCTAGCTATAAAATCATTAACATTAGATTCGAATGCGCTTAGTTCATCACGCTCTTTCAATTCCTTTTGGAATGAAGATGAAATTTCCTTTGCCTTCTCATCAATTAGTCTGGCTACTTCTTCTGCTGAAGCTCCCTCATAACCCTTCTTCCCCAAATCTTTCTTCACTTCCTCTTCGGCTTTAGTGACAAGTTGAGCATCCGCGATGGTGATTTTTCCTTCCATGGCCGCTTTTGCAAGATCGGCAGTAATATTCCCATCAACGATGGCTTGTACGATTTCTGGACTCTTATCTAGCTTGTCTAGAAGCGGCGCGATATCAGAAAAGAATTTTCTGAACTCACCTAACTCCTGTCCTTGTCTTCCTACAAGACTTTGTAATTCTTTTGCTTCTGTTTCACTGACTGTAGATGTCTCCCCTGCACCTGGTGTTGCAGCTGTTGCAGCTGGTAACACATTAGGATTTGGAACACCTGGACTCCCCGCGTTTACGGATCCGTCAAAATAATTTTCTCCCATAATTTTTTTTCATATTAAGTTAATAAACCGACTGAGCTCAAACGATTATGTCTACTTTCTTCCGAATTTCTTCTCTGAAAGTTTTTTTGCGATATCAACAAGATCAACTCCCTCTTTTTGTTGTGGCATCTCCTTAAGCTTTTGAAGAGCCTCAGAGATTTGTCTCACTTCTTGATTATCCGACATTTTTTCCATAATTTTAGTATTCATAATTATATATCATTTATTATAACACACTATTTTCTATTTACAAAGTTTCCAATGGCTCCTGTCATTTTATCTAGGTTTGCTTTTTGGCCATCTTCCTCTGTTGAGCCTTCTGCTCTTGTAGAATTTAGTTTTTTCTTTTTCAATTTATCTACAACAGACTTTGTTTCTTCTGTATCGCGATCGGGTCCAATACTAGAAAAGGGCTTCATCCCCAATAGGTCTGCTTGATCTTCTTGTGTCTTTTTGCTTTTGTCGTTATGCGTCATGTTATTTTGTTATTTTGCTAATAATTGCCTTAAGGGCTCCTTTTTTTTCTTTGGACTCCAACTTACCAAGGTCTTTATAATAATCCACGCTTTCATTAACATGTGCTAATGCGATTTTACCTGTTTTTATAGGATCGTTATTAGTCACATTTGTATCAACGCCGTATTCTGATTTACCCTCTGTTCCATGTTCCATTTCAACACCCAGGCCTTTCTTAAAGGCAGCCAAACCTTTATTGTTTAGCTTCTCACCTATCTTTTCAGATATTTTCTTTGCCTCTGCTGTTGAAAATGTTTTTTTCATGTTATTTTCCTAAGTTTTTGTACTTTTTCAATGATGCACCACCTTCGATTGCTGTTTCTGCCTTTTCAACTGCAGGAGATTCAGAAGATTCGTGTTTCTTCCCTTCCTCTTTAACGGCTTTCTTGATGATTAATTTTTTTGCTTTTTTACTATCCATGTTATTTGTTTTTAAGGTATTTTTTAATAATTGCCTTCTTCTTCTTTTTCATCCCACTAGTATCGACCTTCAATCTACCCTCTGATAATGAGTTAGAAGTATCTGTTGGAGCAGTATTATTTTGTGGTTGATTAAAATCCGACATTTTTTACTGCTTTTTTAAGAACTGCTAATTTCTTTTCCTTTGGAATCTTAATCTTTGTTAATTTACCAAGATTCACCGAAGGGGCTGATACCCTACCTGTTTTTTTAACAGAATTAAGCTTCTTCTCTGATTGAGAAAACTTTTTTATAGCAGTAGAAGCCTTCTTACTAAGAAAGCTTGCTATTCCCGCTGCTTTTAATTTTGCATAGTTTGCCATAATGTTATTTTGATTTCTTGTCTGTTGAAACAACACCTATCTTTTTAATCTCCAAGGTGAATCTCTCATTCTTTCTATCTCTGTTCTCGTCTAATGAGTGAGAAACAACTGAAGCTTCTATTAATAGTGTTACTTTTTCTCCCGTATCAACACCAACCAGCATCGGCGCCTCTCTTGAGTCTAAGCTGATATTTGGATAATAAACCCTTTCTTTAGGAGAGTCTAATTTCGGGCCGCATGATTCGTAACCGTATTTATCCTTGACACCCGCATCAACCAACTTGATCTTATCAAGTGCGCTCTTTACAATTTCTTTTTTTGTGTCATTTATCATAATATTTTATATTATACATTAGTACTATTTATTATACAACACCATAAGCCCCCCCATTGTTCTCCTGCTCCTTTTCTTCTTTATATTTAGGATTTTCAGACTTCTTAGATTCGAACTTTAATGATAGAACGGCGTCTTGTAGATCAAGCATACCCGTGATTACCCCTTGATACTGAGAAATCTTAGATGGTTCCTTGACCGGATCAAGCACAAGAAAAGAATCTTGTATTGTAGATATTCTTTGCTGATTATATTTAAGGATAGCAAACCAGAATTTGGTTCCCTCCAACTCCTTTAAATAAGAAATCATGTCTTTATCATCCATATCCCGAATGGCATCTCTGATGTCTTGTGTGAAGTAACCCTTGATGGCGTTTGTATTTTTATTCATATGTTTATTTTTAATTTAATAATTATTTTGCGTTTCTCATTCTATAAGTATCTTCTGCGTCAGGTTCTAAGTTCGGATTTGCTTTCTTAAAGTTTTTATAAGTTTGACTATCCCACCCCTTAGGAGTTGCTGTTTTTTTAGCTGATGGTATATCTCTTGCCCCATTTCCACCAACAGCTTTTACAACAGCACTTTTTACAATGTTCTTCTTTGGTGATAATTCCTCAACCGCTTTTTGACCGGCCTTAATTCCACCGTAGATTGTACCTTTAACACCAGCTTTTAATTCATCTCCGAAAAGGTTTTTATCAATTCCAGACTCGTTTTTGTATTTAGCCATGTTGTTCTTATATGCTTCGCTAAAACCTTTTGCTCCTGCAGACAAAATATCTTTAGCACCTCCAACTGGGTCTATATGTGCGTTATACACTTTTTTAGCACCCTTGACAACCCCTGCTCCCACCTTTTTAAGATTAGGAACAATGTGAGATAAAGACATTCCTGGTCCACCCTTACCGCACGCTTTTTTTAATATTGATTTCTTGTTCATTGTTTTTAAATTAATTGTTAATTACATTATGCTTTTAACCTTTTGAGATAAAAGTTTCTTCCTGATATCATTTTTCATTTCCTTCTCAGGGCCGTTACTGATTGACGGTATCTTAGGAAGGTTCTTGTTGCTCGGGTCATGAGATATTTCAGAACCCATAACATTTGCTGGTATTCTATCACGAAACTCAGGAGAATTCATCTTTTTAGCATTTACATCTGGAAGAATTCTACCCTTATTAGCCGCGCCGGGGATTCTTTGTGATGGAACAATAACTTTTTCCATTCCTTTTGGTCCTGGGTTTGCCGATTCTTTTGAATAAGGGATAACAGCTTTTGATTTAAAAGTTGTTGATTCTGGAGCCTCCTTCGGTGTTACATCATTACCTTTTGTAATGTTTCTTACGACATTTCTAACTGTGTTACCCACAGTTTGAAGACCCCCTTGTCCCGTATATTTCTTTAGAATTGATTTCTTATTCATGTTATTTATTTGATGATGAATTATCCTTTGACTTTGGAATAACAGCTACAGTTGGAGGTTCTCCCTTTGTCTTTAGAAGGTTGATTGGTGAAGACGCCTCTGAAAAAGGAGATGTTGCTAATCCCCCCTTACCGCACGCCTTCTTTAAAATTTTCTTTTTCTTTAAATTATTCATCTTATTTTTTTCTTTGTAGAGAAGTTGCTCTATTCATTAATTGAGATTCCGGGTTGCTATTAATACTGTGCGCGCTAGTATTTGTATTTACATTTCCGGTTCTGTTTGCGCCTCTAGTATTTGTTGTTGGAAGAGCTACTCTGGTTGAGACATTTCCTCCCCCAGACAAAAATAAGTCTCTTGGGGATTGAGGAACTATTGGTCCTCCTACCGCTGCTCCCTGAGGAGCGCCACCCCTAAGCATTGCAAGCGCGTTACCTGCGACACCGGCTGGGATATTGCTTGTTGCTGGAGCTGGACCGGTTCCTAAGTCTTGAGTTTGTGGAATAGCACCCTGTTGATCCGCGCCACCCATCATCGCTGCCATTGGGTCTTGTGCGTTAGGGTCTGCTTGACCGTCAACCGCCAATTGTTGTTCTGCTTGCGCATCCTCTCCTTTGACAATTGAATCCAAAGACCAATCCCAATCTTGGATAACCTTTTGTGTAAGTTTTTGTGGATCCACGAAGGGCAAATTGATAAGAAGTTGGAATAGATCCATGTCTTGTTTCTTTTTGACGTCTTGTTGACCGGCAATAGATGGAAGAACTTTAGCCTTGTAATCAAACTTACCGCAAAGATCTTCTTTTTCGATAAGAGGGAACAGTTCTTTTCCATCATCACCGATAATTCTAATAGTCATATCTTTTGTGAAGAATTGTCGTTCCATATCCATCCAATATCTCATCAAATCGGCAAAACCGTTACCTAAGTGGTTGATAAATAAACGAACACGTTCAAGAGTTGACTCTCTAAGGTGTCTAACTTCAGTTGCTGAGCCCGCTGATCCTCCTGCACCCATAGAAAAGTCATCAACACCGGATGCGTAACGCATGTCGGCCTTCAATAAGTCTTCTTCCTTGTAAGCGCTGGCTTTAATGTCACTAAATTGAACTTCGCGCACCCCATTTGGGTCCACAGAGTAAATAATACCGAAAGGACGTGTAACCAATTCCTCTTTATTGATGTTTGCAAGAGGATTAACGATCCACATCTTGTGAATTGACAAAGTAGCAGCATCTAAACGCTGATTTTTGATCATGTTCATCATAATCTGAGGGTTTTCAAGGATCATAGGCAATCCGTACCCTTCAAATTCTCCAGGAACCTTCAAATAAGGAAAATCAATGAAGTTTGCCTCCTTAAAGTCATAAGGAATAGGCATCCAACCGTTTTTTAGGATAGGAGTCCAACTTCCGCCTACGTGAACAGAGTAACAATCAGCAAAAGGCTGTGTCCATTCAAAAACTTCATACATTTGTAGGTCTGGATCACCGAAAGTATTGTATTTATCACTACCAAAACCGTATGCGGGACCGTTAAATGAGTTAACACCCTTAACAGTAAGGTCTGAATTCTGTTTTACTTGCACACGAATTGATGCATAATCGCTTAAATCACCACCGGGGTTGTTTAAGGCTAGTTGTAAACGATCTGGATCAGCATTTGGATACTTCTTTTTGATTTCTGGGGCCGTAAGAACAAGTCTTTTAAACCAATATTGCTTATTTTGACGTTCTGTATTGTGCCAATCGTACCAAAGAGTATAGTTATCAACCCATTCAGCTGCCGGAGCATCATAAAAAGTTCTAGATTCCTCTTTCCACTCATATTTTTTCTTTAATAGGTCTTTTGACTTTAAGAATTTGTGTGTTCTAACATCTTTTTTCCAGAATGCTTGAAGAAAACCTGTTCCGTAAACAAGAGAAGATCTAACAACGTCTTCGGCAATCTTATCCATTTGAGAAAGTTCCCATAGATACTCATTTAGTTGTTGTTGTTTTTCAGTTTTAAACTGGTCTGCCTGATTTCTGGCCTGGACTGAGAAGTCCGGTCTAGCATCAAGAACGCGGGGCATAAGTGTCTCCACCACAGCCTGAACGTAAGGTACGAAAATATTTGATTGCCAGTTCTTAATTTGAAGTTGGCGGTCTCCGTTGTATGCTATATATAATTTATAAGACCTGTCTAGACGAGGTTTAATAACACGTAAGAAATAATTACGAGCATCGTTCATCTGAAGGTGGAATTTTGATTGAAATGCAACTTCTTCAGGACCGTAATCTGACGGACTGTAAGTATTGAATCTCGTATATTTGTTTGGTTGTGTATACATAAATTGAATTTTGATTATATTTTACCATAGTCCTACTTAATATCCCTGTGTAGGTAAGTGTTGATTATAGTTAATTTGGTCCATCTTTTTATCTGAGATAACCTTGAAACCTTGATAAGCTATTGCTGTGGCAAAAATACAGTCATCGTGATATGAGTCCATACACACCATGTTGTTTGCATCGTTAAAAATAAACACTGTCATTTCGTCAACCGTCTCCTTCGTGTGTAATGTTAACTCTCCCTCTCTCACCATTTGTTCAAATTCGTCGATTAATATTGGTCGAGTTAATTTTGTTGTTTTCCAACCCAACTTATCAGACCACGGATTACCTATTGTGTCAAAACGAGAGGGTCTGAAATAAAGAGAGGGGTAAAGCAATTGTTTTAGCACATTCAATACAACGTTTCCGTGGGCTTCTGCTTCTACAACCATCAGCGCATTGTTGTAGTGTCTCCCCCACTTATTTAAAATCTTTGCATATTTATCTGGAGCAATATGTCCTCTCCACATCCCAACTTCCTCCCCGGTTGATCTATCTAGAATAACACCAACAGAGTAGTCACCCCCAGTAACACCCTCGGCACAGTCGGCACCCACAACATAAAAATGTCCTGGTTCAGGTGGTTTATACATTCTAAATCCCTCCTCTTCTTTTACTGTGAATTCTGTTCCGTCTTCAAGTTTTGTTTTATCCCCAACCTTCAAACAAGTTTTTCTTTGTTTAGAAATCGTTTCCTGAGAAAAAACAGATCTACCAGAAATAAGAAACTCAAGCGCGTAGTTGTTGTTAAACTGGCGCGGGTTATTCATACGTCTTCGGATGGTCTCTATTTCTTCCTCAGTATAGTTCCACCACCACCCATATTCTTTTTTAATATAGTCGTTTTCAGAAACCCACATTCTATGGAAATAATCTCCAACGGCTCCGGGTGATGATTCAATAATAATTTTACCGTTAACAGGAACAGAAGCTTCTAGTGTCACAAGCTTCTCTTCTGCCTTGTCCCAGAAAGGCACCTCTGTCAAAAGGGCATAGTTGATTGTATATCCTCTACCCACGTTTTCGGTTGACGGAAGCACAATCATTTTTGAATCCCATTTAGGGAAAGAGATTTCGAATTTTGAGTTATAGTGAATTGTCGGTCTAATGGAGTCAGGAGATGTTCTATAAAAAGTTTTAATTTTATCTAGAAGTTCGGCAGTAAGGTCGTTGTTGTAACCAACGATTGCTGATGTTACACCGGGTGTTGTAATTGTTTTGTGATATAAAAAACCCGTCACCGCCGTCGAGAAACCAATTTGTCGAGCCTTCATAATGATAACCCGGTTGTGTCTTTGAATAACATTAAAAATATCCAACTGGGCTGGTTTTAAGATGAACGGCTCTAGACCCTTTCCCTCCTTACCCTTGATCTTACAAAAGTTTTCAAGATAGAATCTTGGGTCTGCTAATTTTTCAACGTCATTATTCATATAATCCTTTAGCTTCGTTATTGGCTTTCTCTTTTGCTATTCTTATTGCTTCCGGCATCTTAGGTTCTACAACAGAATACTCCGCGACCTTGATAACCTCGGCATCACCGTTTGACATTTTTTCTGCCTCCTTAATCTTAAGAAGTGCATCTTCCCATCCTTCCCCACCAACAGCCGTTTCTTCATATTTATCCATACCTGTTGATTTAAGAATTATGTTCAAGGCAGTTAATCTGTCAGAAGATTTTTCAGCAGATTCCGCTTCATCCTTTAGACCCTTTACAATAAAATCAAAAGATACTCCGGCCTTACTCAGGGCAGAGTGATACTCCTTACGTAAGGAAATCTTATCTAGTGTTCTATAGACATCGGCTACTGTCTTAACGCCAATTAGCTCCCTAAGTTTTTTAGGGTCCTGTGTCACCTTCAAGGCGTTTAGAAGCATTATTTGTTGACTTGTGTTCTGGGCGTTATACGAGTAGTTACCCTGAACAAAAATAACTGGTTTTAATTTTTTATTCATTTTCTTTTTTTACCCTTCTTAACTTGTAAATCCTTTTTATTATCCCTAATATAAAAAGGGGCATTTTTATCATAATTTTGTTTCAGCACAAATCTAGGCTTAGGTAATAAGTCATTCTCAGTGCTTACATAATTTATAATATAGTCCATAAAAACAGCAAAACTCATCTTCTCTTTTTCAGCGACGTCAAGAAGCTCCATTCTATCGTCCAGTTGGTGGACAAGGAATAAGAAGTCTAAGGTTATGTGCTTATATGGGAATTTATAATACTCAGGATTTGTGAAGGGATTACCTTCGAGAAACCCCGGGAAGAGGCTAGAAAAATAAGTCTCTATCTTTGAAAATGTTTTTGTCCTAGTAACTATCTGTAAATCTTTTCCGATAATTCTTCTTACAAATTTTACAAAAGCAAGATTTACAATGGGTGTATTTTTATACATTGGAAACACGGTCCTAATATTACAATATGAAAACTTTCTCCTTAGCCAGGACACTCTCACATAGCCGTCAAAAATATCTTCATAAAATTTGTTTAAGAAGTTTTTAAATAGAGACGTATATTCAGTTAACTCTAGGTCTGGCCCGACAGATATCTTATCTAAATTTAGTTTATGATTGCTGCCGAGATGATCTCTTGAGAAAACATCTTCATATATTTTGGGATGATGTTTCATTTGTATTCATATTTCTCGCTTAGATAATAACTAAGCAGTTGTTGCGCCCATATCTTCTGCTGGAGTTTCTGGTTGAACTTCGTTCATAGGATCTGCGACCCCTTCTTCTGGACCCATTAGACTAGTAAGAGCTTGCTCAACTTGAGTATAAGCCTCTGGATTGTTTTGTTTTACTTTGTCTAATAAGTTTCTAACTGCTTGCGGGTCACTTGGGTCTACTCCGTATGATTGAAATATATCAAAAAGTTTTTGAAGATTTTCGCTTTTAACTTGTGATAGTTCTGTGGCTGAACCGGCTTGTTGATCTGAAAACTCTTGATATTTTGAATCTAATTTACCCATCATTTCTGACAGGTTTGATTTCATTTGCTCTTGTGATAACTCACCTCCTTGATTTATTGGATCCATATATATTTCTTATTTAATAATAATTAAACGTATTGTACTACACTATATCGAAAAAGGGAAGACCCCCAATACTATTTAGTATTTTTTGATGGTGAGGTTGTTGTGGTATCTAGTGTGTATGCTGGGATTCCCGTTCTTCCTAGAACTGCTCTGAGAGTTTTTTGTACAGCGTTCTCCTTAGTCATAGCGCCGATAGTACTTCTTCCTTGTGCTGCATTCGCGATGCTTCTTGCGCCATAACTTGGAATAAGATTTATTGCTTCTGGGGAAGCTCCGGTAACGCCCGGGATAATGCCGGCATAACTTAATGCGCCAGGAACTACTGATTCTGCTACTGATCTTGCGCCGTAGAAAGCTTTTGTGCCCAGGCTCGCTTCTGTAGGATTTCCGTTCTCATCGTAAGATGGATAAAGAGGCTGACCAAATTGACCTTGTGCCACCTGACCGGTTCCTGATAATAACCAGGGTTGGATGAAGTAATCTTTTAGAACTGATCCTATTGGGTCTTGAAGTACTGGGAATTTATCAAGTGCCTTTAGTACTTGTTCTCTTGCAGAATCTCCGTATGTTCTCTCTGAAGGGTTAAGCATGTTCATGGTGTAATAAGGAACAAAGTTCTTTGCATCTGTATTCCACATGCCGAACATCTTCACTACAGTTGGTGACTTTAGATACTCATTATATTTTTGTTCAAGAGCAATTTTTTCTTGGGGTGTTCTTGATCCTGAAATCTCACTTAATAGAAAACCTATTTTATTGAAAACTGCTGGGTTAGAGATTGCTGTCTTAGCTGTCTTAATTGCTATCGCATATTGGAACGACAAAAACGGAGCTCCCGCAATTGGGATAGCTCTCATCACCTTTACGAAATCTGGCATAGCCGCATAGTTCATGTATGTTTCTTGAGCAACATCAGAAGCCTTTAGCGGTGTAAGTTTATATCTCTTTTGTCCACCTGAGATGACAGGTTCAAGAAGATCATCTTTATTCATTTGAACAGTTCTGCTAACTGTTTGAAGTTGACCTTCTGTTAATCCGACTCGGCTAAGGAAATCTGTTGTTCCAAGTTTCCATGTTTGGTCGACTTGTTCATACGCCTTAGGCATTTTATTAACAATGAATTCTGCCACTTGCGCGACAACATTCTTTGGGTTATCTGATGCCTCTTTTGCAACAAAAGCTTTTATCTTTTCAATTGTTTTTGAATATTGAATTTCGTTAGCTGCCCACGATCCGGCCAATTCTGTTTCTCTTACTGGTGCCTCCTTAGCCAACTTACTTAACGTTTCAGAAGGAGTTGAATATCTTCCCATCTTTTCTTTTAGGGCGGCCTTTTCAACCGGTGAAGCTGTCGCTTCAAAGATAGCTGCTTCATTAGCAGACTTCTCCATGCTTGCCAGACTATCACTTTGAGATATACCGGCCTCAATAGAGTCAAAAGCTTCGGTCAAGAACTTCTTAACTTCAGACATTGTTCCACCAAGAACACCAACAACCTTTTGTTCTGTCGTAATTTTATTAGCAATTTCCTGTGGGTCCATTCCCGTTAATTGTCTAAATCTTTCTGGGTGATTATCTAGGAAGTCTACGAATGAGTTTGTATCATTGAAGAACATTTCTTTTAGACCCTTGGCTCCCATTTTTCCCCTAACTAATTTATTAGCCTCTCTAATTGAATTTACATATTCCGCTTCGTGAACCGGAAGACCTGTCATAGCACCCATAAAGAAGTTTGACAAATGGGCAACAACGTGCGACGCAACGTTCATTGGAACCTTGGCGGCTTTGAAGATTGCAAGATAATCCTTTTGAGCATTCATAAGAGCCTCAAACGGTTTTAGATCAAGTGGGTGTTTTGCAGCTTCAATAACATTTCCCGCCATGTCTTTTGCTTTTGTTTTTGCGCTATCCCAAACGTCATGTAAGTTGTTCCACTCTTTTACTAGATCGTCTGAATTCTTCTGTAGTAATTCAGTAGGATTTCCGTCACCCAATCTAAGGTGAATAAGATCATCAACAGTTGATGATTTAATTTTTTCCACCGCGGTGTCATACCACTGAACTCCTGTTTTTCCGGGTTCATATGTTTTATATGCTTGTGCTAGGTGCTTAATATTATAATCGTCTTTTGCTACCTCCAATAAAGATTGCGCGTTCTCAACTGAGTCAAGGATTTTTACCTGTCCTGTAAATTCCGGCTTCAATACTCCGTCAGCATCCCTAATGGCAACATTCATAACCTCGCCTGATTTATCTGCAAGATTAATTGCGGCGTTTGGCTTTAAGAAATCATCGACATTCACAAAGTGTGCACCGTCTGCAGTTCTTGTTAGAACGGCGCCTTGATCTTTTGCAAGTCTTGTTACTTGGTCCTTAAGGTCCGCAACCTTAGAAGCTGATGCGGGTGAATATTTAAAGAAGTCAGCAATCTTTTCTCCGGAAGGGGTCACTTTTCCAAGGATAGTTGTTGATGGTATTTTTCGAATTAAACTCTCCGCAGTATTTCCAATTACACCGGATTTCATTCCGGCAATTCCTTTTCCAAGCCTATCATAAATGTCTGAGCCGATAAGAGAGTCATATTTTTCTGCACTCGAGATGGCAGACTTTCCTATCTTCTCTGCGAGATTAGAATATGCAGAACTCCTCTTTGCAAATGGAACTAGGTTCATTGCTGTGGCAGCTTTACTTGCGATACTAGATTTTGCGCCAGAGGCAGCTGCTTCAACTCCGGCTTTTATTCCACCTTCTTTGAGGGCTCCCTTTACAAGTCCTGTTCCGACTCTAGGTATAAGCGCCGCGGTTCCTGCAGTTAGCCAGTTTATTGGGTCAAACATAACATCAAGCGCGAAGCCTAATGGTATTTGAACAGCTCTCGGAGCACCCTCTTGTTCTAATATATTTCCAAATGTCAAACCTGATTTTAGGGCGTTATTAACATTACCTGATAATGATCCTGACGTTCCCTTACCTACAGCATATTGGGCCGCGCCGGCAATAGCATTAAGTGGTTTACTTAAAGCTTTGAGCCCACCAACAATTAGACCGTCTGAAGGAGCCACTTCGTCCTGTGGGTTTTGTGTATCATTTCCGTACCATGTCTTTCTTAGGTTTTTACTTTTTGCATCTTCTATCTGCTTATTGATTGATGCTAATTGAGAATCCAAAGAAACATCACTTGAGGTAGGTGATGTGTTTGGTGCATAAGCGGTCCTTGAATTATTTAAACCCGTGCTTAATGCGTTGGCTTTGTTTTGTAATGATTCAGTTGGCGTAGCCATAATAAGACCTATTTTATCACAGTCCTCTCATCTCCTAAAGAGTAAAAATACTTTTTAACATTATTATTGGGTGAGAATTTAACCGTTGGTTTGGGTGGTAGAATTCCCGGTTCACCATTGACGCTAACAAAGCGCCTAGACTTGTGTATCTTCAGATTAAACTCACCCCAGTCCGGCATCTCAACAATATGCTTATCTTTTAACTCTCTCGATATGGTCCTAATCATTCCGTAATAAATATCCTTAACTGTTTTTAAGTCAGAGACCCCAGAGTGAATTGATATCTGCTTAAAGAAATCTTCTGGTTTAATTGGCTTCATTATATTTTTTAATTTCTTCTCCGACTTCAGGGCCAAAACCAACTACGATTGTTTTTCCGAAGATGATAACAGGAACACCCATTTGCCCACTCTTCTCCACCATATCTTTTCTAGCATCTAAATCAGTGGCCACGTTTAGTTCTTTAAAATTTATTTTGTTATCTTTAAAAAATTCTTTAGCAACATTGCAATAGTGACATGTCGGTGTTGAATAAATTGTAATTTGTTTTTTGTTTTTTTTCATATATGTTTTAATTAATTAATATTATTCCCTTGAAGTGATAACAGAATCAACCCCAAGATATTTACACATCTCATCAAACTCCTCCTTGGATCCGTCTAGTTTAAAAAAATAATCTGTCCACTGATCCGGCTTACCCTTATAGTCCATGTCGATCCTGTAACATAGTCCGTTTTCGTATGGACCCTCATACAACCCTATCACATTATCCATCTCTGGTCGATACTCATCATCATAAGGGTTTGCTCTGTTTGTTTTTAGAGGTATTGTTATTATTAAATTGTCTCCCACCTTTTCATATATTTTTTTTATCATATTTTTTAGTTCCTTAAATTGACAGTTAAGTGATTAATAATTCTGACCCAGTTGGTTTTATAAAACCAACAAAACTATACGTTCAACAATTTAATATCTTCTTCTGTTATATTTTTAACATCTATGCCCCTCTTAATTGCTTCTTCTTCGGTTAGGATTGGGGTATCCCCGATTATCTCTTCCATTCTAGGAGAGAGTGATTCGTCTACATCCTTTGGGACGATAAATCCGTCCTGAACAAAATCCCAAAAATTCTTTTTCACCACATCCTTAAAGGACTTCTCTTGTCTTTCTGGTAACCCCAAAACTTCTATTGATGTAAGAAGGACTCCGAGATAGTGCTTTAGATAATAAAATCTGTGCACTATTGGAACATTGCCCGTCTCAACATCATCCACGCTTCCTGACCCATTTCTAAACTGACTCCACCCATCTTCATAACTCAGATACCGGTCGGTATCCTTAATTTCTTTTGACATATTTTTTGACTTAACTTAACTGCCAATTTAAAGAACTTATAGCAGTATACACCTTGACAAGTAACTACGCAAGGTCCATACTGTAAGTAGTTCTTTGACAACCCAATCTCATAATTTTTGAAGCGCGAAATCCACGTAGTGGTATAAGTCTTCATTACAAACAAATGTTAAAATCAAATTTTGAATTTGAAGTCATTGTGAATGGTCACTCCGCAAAGGAGTATCTTCACAAGGCTAGTTATTATATAGAGGGCAAGCAAGGTTCCAAGTTCTCTTTGAGAATGCGAAACAACTCAGGCACAAGAGTTTTATTTGTGCCAACGGTAGATGGTTTATCTGTAATGTCTGGTAAAGAGGCATCTTTTGAATCAAGGGGATATATTGTAAACGCCTATAGCTCAGTTACGGTAGATGGGTGGAGAACATCAAACGACAATGTCGCGGAGTTCTTCTTCTCCAGTCCTAAAGGAAGCTATGCGGTAAAGTCAAAAAAAGGTGGAAACCTTGGGGTTATAGGATGTGCTGTTTTTAAGGAGAAGCAATCTCAACCGCTATCATGGCGAATGACAACCTCAAAATCAGATTTTCCAATTACTCTCGGTGGAAGCGCCGGAAACTCTGGAACAGGAAACATTCCTCCACAGATATATTCGCTTTCAAGCGCGAGCTTGAATTGCTCGTCTCAAGCTCCGTCTTTTAAAGCGGAACTGGGGGCCGGGTTTGGAAAGGATAAGTATTCTCCAGTAGTTGCGGTTGACTTTGATAAAGAGTCATCTCCGGAAGAAGTGTTTTCAATCTTCTATAACACAAGAAAAAATCTAGAAGAAATGGGGGTCGAGTTTAGAAAACCGGTGTATGTAACACCGTCAGCCTTTCCACATGAGGAAGGGTATTGTAAGAGGCCGAGAAATTAATCAACCGAGATTGGGTATCAAAGAACGTTAAAAAATAAAAATAAAAATATGAACATTGATGATAAAATATCTGAGTATATGAAGAAGGATAAGAGTCTGATAAACATGAGTTATAAGGAGGTAACATCTACGATTAACAAAAAGTTTAAAACAAAGTTGTCTGTTCCCGCAATCCAATCTAGGTGGAAGCGCCGAGGTTTGCCTGCGAAGAATGGCAACTTTAAACAAAAGGATGTTCCCGTACATGAGCAGATTGAAAATGATATTCAGAAGGCTGACTATAAGGACGCAAAGAAGGTTATTGAAAATAAGTATCATACAGTTCTAGACAGAGCATTACGAGCCGAAAAAGAAAGAGATGCCTTTAAGGCGGTTAAGGAATCTACAAAAGATTCTCTCGTAATCAAACCTAAATATGGAGTTAGTAAAGGTGAAGCAACAGCCGTTGTCTTGGCCTCTGATTGGCATATTGAAGAAAACGTTAGATCAGAAAGTGTTAATGGTAAGAACTTCCATAACGTAGAAATCGCTAGCAGACGTTCAGTTGAATTCTTTGAAAATGTTATTACGTTAGTGAAGAAGGAACAGAATGCTGTGACTATCGAGACTTTGGTCCTAGCTCTTTTAGGAGATTTCATAAGTGGTAACATTCATGAAGAGTTACTTGAGAACTGCGATCTGACACCAATCATGGCAACAATCAAGGTTAAGAACCTTATCGTGGCTGGAATCGAAGCCATCCTGAGAGAAACTAAGCTTAAGTTGGTTATCCCTTGTCACGTTGGTAACCACACCAGAATAACCAAGAAAATTCACATTTCAAACGAACAAGGAAACAACATGGAATACTTTATGTATCATACCTTAATGGATTACTTTAAGGATGAAAAGAGAATACAGTGGATTATCGCGGAAGGTTATCACTCATATCTAAAGATTTATGATTGGACCATTCGTCTACACCACGGCCACGCCATCAAGTTCGGTGGGGGTATTGGAGGTCTTACAATCCCAGTACAGAAGTCTATCTCACAATGGAACAAGATTAAGTGGGCAGACTTTGATTGTTTCGGCCACTTCCACACACAAATGGACGGAAAGAACTTCCTTTCAAACGGCTGTAATATTGGATACAACGCTTACGCGGTATCAATTAAAGCTGACTTCGACACACCAAGACAAACATTCTTCCTTATCGACAAGAAGCGAGGCAAAACAGTCGTGGCGCCTATAGTTTATTCAATCTAACAACACAACAATATGAAAAGTCAAGAGAGAGCTAAGCTTTGTGTAAAAGCAATAAGGTTAGCGTGGTCATCTCTAGATTCACATCTAGACTCATCAATAAAGATAAACAAGAAGGAGAGTCGATATGTCGGGAACGAAAGGTTCCACAAAAAATGTGTTCAGGAGTATGCAGATATTATTCAGATCCTTTCAAAGCTAATGAACGGATAACAACAAATTAAATGAAATACAAAATATTAACAATCGCAGCACTAATATTCTTAATGGCGCCGGCAACTTCATGGGCATTCCCAGTGAAGTACGACATGATGCATTCAGATATTGTTAAATACTGCTACCCGAACCCAACTATCGCATGTTACTACCCAAGCCTTAAAATCATCCTAATGGATAGTGAAAAAACCCGCGGTCAGGATTATATTGATATTTATTATCACGAAGTGGGGCATTATTACCTCCAAGGACAGGATTACTCAGCTTTTCTCCACAAGGGATGGTGGGGTGACGAGACAATGGCTGACGGCTTCTCGCTCTGGATTCAGGGTAAAATGACGAAACCCAGCCTAGCTAAGGTTTCGGAATTCTATGCCCGGGTTTATGAGGAAGTTAACCTTAGAGACGGGAATGACGAAATAACCGTTATGACAGAACACCCCTAGTTGTTAGCGACGCGCAGTGTGCAATGAACTATGCCCCCTTAATTGGGGGCATTTTTCTATAAATTTTTTTAAATTTTTTGTGCGGGGTGCGTTTTTAGAGTCGAGTTGTGATCGAAACAGCCCCTTGTTCTTATGCGGGCCTGCGAAATACGGTATTTGGGCGTTTGCCTAGCTTTTTGTCTGGAAACAAGAGGTACCGTTTCCCCCTAGACCCTCCCCGCGTCGAGAAGTTAAATCGACAGCCCCCCGTCCCCCATACCGCAACGCGCGTCTCAAACTATTTTTATGAGAGTGTGTGCACAACGTGAGTGGTGCTGTGCGTTGCTGTAGTGCTCACTGTGCGTTTAAAACTCTTTTTATGGGATATGAGTCGATATGATGCCTAACACGCGTTGTACACATCCTGTAGCACATAATACATGACGCATTATTCGTAGTGCGTAGTTAGTAGTGCGTAGTGTAGTAGTGTTAGGAATGGGTAGGTGTGGGTTCAGGAGCAATTACGGATTTATCCGTTGTTCATCTGTCACAACGCACATCGCGCCCATTATCCATTGTCAGCAAATTATCAAATCAAATATAATCAATAATCATCATGATATATCCACTAGTAGCAGTAGCACAATTCGGGTCATTACAAGGCAAAGACGGAATTGTATGGCGAGAAGTAAGACTTAGTAACGACTCATTCGATAAGATTAAGTCATCCCGCGAGATTGCAGCCATTGTAAAACCTACAATGTATGTAGAAAAGTCAGAAGGAATTCAGTGTTATTACAAAGGAGGAGTAGAAGGCGGTTTCGACACCGAGCTATACACCTTGCAACCACGTAATCCTGAAGGCAGCGAATATGCATTCAAAAACAGGATAATGTATATGAAGCAATCCGACTTGGAAACTGGAAAACTTCAAGAAGCAGAGTCAATCTTACCTTTCGACGTTCCAGCTATTGCTTAATCAATCGTCTCATAGTAGACAAAAAACGTTATAAGCACGTAAACAGAAGCTTATTAAGGTAATCAGAAATATGGGATAGCAAAAGAATTGCAGGAAAGCGCATTCCGCATAGCTAAATAGGATAAGTCGGGCTAACGTAGGTTACGGATGGGTAACATCGTACAAACCCTGCATCTGAGTCTTAGCCCCATTATTCTGATTATCTTACAAACGTTATAAGCACGTAAACAGAAGCTTATACACCAGTCTATCTCATACGAGGTAGATTGTGTTATGTCCGCACCACTCATTAGAGTTATATCTGCACCAGGCCAATGCGGATTAGTTAATTCAGTGTGGACAAAGCACAGTCTATCTCAATACAGAGGTAGGTTAAGAGGGGATAAAAAAATAAAAAGAGTTTCGCCATACATATAAAGGCCATTCCGTTTTCCGTATTTTATTCCATAGGAGCATTTACTTTCGGATTCCCTCTTAGCCTATCTAGGTATTTTCATCATAAGTTCTTTATAAATAATAATAATAAATCCATGTTTGAAGAAAATAATCTTAGCATCGCAATCGAAAATTACCGCAATACATATAAGAAAGAACCATTCCAACCATTATCAAGTCTAATCATCAAATTAAAATCATGCCTAACATCAAAATCGATTTCAAAAGTGTCGCAATCGGAGGTGGAGTCGCAGCCACAGCAAAAGTCCTTATAAATAACCGCAAGTTTCTTTACTACATAACAGTTAAGAAAACTATTGCAGATTTATGGAACGAATTGTTTTACCGCATTACCAAAGATAACGAAGAAGCAGATAGAAATGAAACCATAGCCACCTTAGAGCAAAGAGCTTTAGGCGGTGCAATTCTATCTCCTTATATTTAAACAAGAGAAGCAACGAAACATAATCGTTGCTTTTTCTTTGAACCCTTCGTTGAACCGACACCTTAACATAGACCTGATTGACATAACCTTTTTATAGGTTATAAGGCCCGCAGCAACAAGTAGTAATACGGCATTTTGATGTTTGCCTTTACCTAAGTAATCCATGAGCTTGACGCGGGGCTTATAGCCTGAAAAACATACCAGACATATAGTCCAAGATAATGTCAATAGAATCACAAATTAATAGCCTTAAATATAATCAAATGCCTGAAGAAGAAGAAATAAAGCAAAGAAAAGATATTGCCAAGATGCTAACACATCACGGATACCGAAATTCTCCAATAGAAGACATACACGCAGGTGAATGGCCTAAAAATAAAAATGGAGAATACGCTAAACCTGAAGATATTATTGTTACAACAAAAGACGGAGGAACAATTATACCGTGGACTGAATGCTCAAGAATTAGTGACAAAGAAATGAAACATCTAAACAAAACAATATATAACCAGATATATACATTACTCACAATACTTAGAGAAGGTTTTTCTAAAGGCCAAGCATGGTATTTCACAAGTGGAGGAGAAGACTGGGATGAGCCAGAATTATTAAAAGAATGGATGAAATAACATTTAAAAAGCTCACAATAGTGAGCTGATACAGGAGGGTAAAGCGGGTTCAAATCCCGTATGTTTTTTATAGGTCTTATCAACCTGGGTGCATATTCTAGTCTTAAGACTGATAGACTTAAGAAATATATGTAAAACAAAACATTCGTTTAACGGGTAGGACGCCCTCCGTTACCAGCTCAGTATTATTAACATAAATCAAATGAACAACGAAACAGAAAAAACATACATCTTCACAAGAGAAGTAAAGAAATGGGACGTAGAAGAAGGAGACATATACAATCCATCATATCACATGATTGTAGGTGGAACTGAAAAACTATTAGCCCAAGGAATAATCAAAGAAGAAGTAGAAGAAACCGAATCACACGGAGTCTTCGACTTTTAATCGCTCACAATAGTGAGCTGATGGGGAGAGTCTGTGAATAAACAGATATCGGATTGCCAGAGCACTAGCAGACGTATACTTCAAGCTAGTTATGCAACAAACGAATGAAGCTGAATCGCCTACTCCCACCACCAGCTCAGTATTAGATAACATTAAAAACAATCAAAATGAAATATAAAAAGATAGGAAAAGCTATACTAGCTGGCATAACAATGTCATTAGCGCTAGCTGCAATAATACCGGTAGCATTAGCAATAGCAGTAGGACCGATATATATCGCCACAGTAACAAATAATCATTGGAGTCTACTTATATACATAGGTTATATGTGTATGTGGGCAGGAATAGATTTTGCGATATATTATTACAAGCAAGACTAAAACAATAATGAGCTGTCGAGAGGAGGAAATATAAGTCTGAGCCCCTTATGTGCGAGATTTGTCACCTCTTAATACATAGAAAACTGTTCTGAAAACAATAATACAAGAACGATATGTATCAAAAGCACTGGTCCAAACGTGCAAGACGCCTCCTCGCGTCAGCTCAGTATTAAAATAGACACATCTGTATCTATAGGGGAAATAGGAATGGCACTCAACAGACGGTACTCTGTCCCATTCTGACAAAAATATATTAACAGTATATTCACGGTAGTCGTAAATTCTTGCCTAACAAATTAGCACTTAACTTGGAAATTAATGTGCGGCCCTTGTGGCGAAATGGGTTCCAAGACCCGTGGTGAGACGACGATTTTCCCTATAGGTACAGATGAAGGTATATAGAATGTTGTGGTGGCGGAATAGAACGCATACCTGCTTACCCCAAGGTATAACAGATAATCAGAAAGACTAATTATTGAAATCGGGGAGAGAACGAATGTTTTGTAAGTTGACTAAATAAGTAACAAAAGAACAGTGGTTCGTATAGAACTACCGAGTCCGTGTAGTAGACGTACTATAACTCTCGGACTTATCAATGCTTACCCACAACATTCTGTATATCTATTAGGTATGCATCTGGCGGAACTATTCGACAGCAAATTGAAGACGATTTGTTCACTTACTTATCGCTAGTACAAAAAGCATCGGTAGTCTCGGCAAATGCATATCTAACATTATTAATTAAAGAAAAAAAATGAGACTAAACATAATTGCCTGGAACATAGCAAGAAAAGATCCACAATTAATATGTGACACATGGGACGAATACGCAAACAAAGAAAAAGCCAAAGAACTATTAAAAGAAATAGCAAAAGAAACACCCACAGCAAGAGGAATGGTAATAGATTTTAAAACAGAAAAAATAATCTACGAACTAAAATACAAAGAAATAAAAACTTATTAACAACAAAATTGAATATATAGTCGAGCTCATTGGCCGAACAATTACTTCCAGGGGGAATAAGGCACAATATAGGAAGCTGAAAAGCTCGATATACTGATAGAGTTGATTATCTAGAAGATAACTACATTAGATTCAGAACATAGGATATATTCAATCCTACGAAATGGTGAATAACATTTCGCAAATCTAAGTACGCGGGGAACTAATCATGACTCTAACCGTATGAAGGTATTCAATCCTTCTATGCACAAAAGCAAGAATTAATTACTCTTGCCGCATATTGTAGTAAAAGAACTAGTAATGGCAACATGAAGGTAATCATTAATCCTTCGTGAGCTCGACTATGTATTCAATAAAATAACACAAAACATCATGACCGAACAAATATACAACGATTTCACAACAAAACTATTACCAGAAATAGCAAAAGGCTTAACCATCACAAAAGAATATTTCTCTGATCTATTTGGAAGATATGTTACTTACCTAACAATATCAGACGCATTATATCTAACAATATTCTCAATAATCCTTATAATACTATTAATCGTATTAGTCGTAAAACAAAAAACAATTGTTAAAAACATAATGAGAACAGCAAATGATCACCCAGGATGGATATTTCTACTAATAATAATATACATGCTAATCATAGGAACAGCATTAATTGCTGCAGAATATGCAAACGATCTAATTAAAGACAGATTCATACCAGAAATTAGAGTATATGAAACATTATCAGAACAATTCAAAAACAACAATAAATAAAATGGCAAAGAAAGAATTAATAGGATATTGCTCCGTAGATAGCGGACAATTAATGATAACCGATCCTTGCTACGCATTAGACAACGAAAGATACACAAAAGTCTGCGAAAAAACAATCAAAGAAAAGATAGGATCAGTAATAATTAAGAATATAGCAGGAAATTGTATAGCATTATCAACCAATACTGGAGACGGAAGTTATCCAGTATACGTAGAAAGACATAAAGACGGCAAACAAATCAAAAAAGTAATAATTGAATTAGATTGTTGGGATTAACAAGCTAATTTAGTAAGGAAAGTCACTTGCCCTCATACTATAGTGGTATGATGACGCTCAACGAGCTGAAAGGAGAGGTTTGAGAACGGGGTGACCATTTAAGCTGTGATCCGGTTCGGCTTATACAATAAAACAATTAAACAATGAAAAAAGAAGAACAAAAAACATTCAGAATAAACTTCACAACACAAGATACAGGATGTGTCTATGTAGAAGCAAAAAACGAAACCGCAGCAAAAAGAAAAGCATTAAAGATAATCGAAAACGGAGAAGGAGATATTATCGAAACCACACACGCGCTAGAAATAGATAAAACACACAAAAACAATTAAAAATTAACAAAAAACAAATGATGAAAGAATCACTAATAATCATGCTAATAGGAGCAATAATGATTACAGTAGGGATAATATCTCTTAATCACGGAATTACAAGGCAAGAAAAATATGAATGTAATAAGTGGGAAAAGGAATCATTAAAATTAAAAGGATATTCTCTAACAGATTGGCAAAAAAAACAATGCGAACAATACAATTAAATTACCAGGCAACTGAATAAATAGTATTCAGTCTCTTGGGGTCATTATTATTCACTTCTATTGATAAAAAAGTCTGAAAAGGATAAAGTAGCCTACTTCTAGAAACGTAATCTATAAGGGCAAAAAGATTTTAGTTTAGAGCACGGAATATCTGTGTTTATATACAAGTAAATTATTTATATTTACAAGATTTCATCTTCGAAAATGAAATAGTTGTAACGTTAAATAATCCAAAGTATATATATTGAACAATCACTTAAAATAAACAAATAGAACCCTGAAAATACACAAATGTGAATGATCCCAAAACATCATTCACCCCAAGAGACTGAATATTAAACAATAAAACAAAATGAAAAAAATATCAACACACACATTAATAAACTTAACATACGTAACAGGATTATTTTCACTAATAGTATGGCCATTATGCTTTATTGGAATAGCACTAGGAATATTATTAACACTAAGAACAAGACAAGATTACAAAAACGGAGACGGTATAGAATTTGGAGTAATAGGACTATTGGCCAGTATTCTATCTCTATTATCACAAATAATTAAATAAAATGTTTAAAGAAATACAATTCGAAAAAGAATTTCAACTCTGGACATCAAACTCAGACGGAGGATGGTCATACGAAGAATACGACACAATAGAAGAATGTATCACAGCAACAAAATACGCAACAAAATGGAAAATATCACAAAGAGTAGAATTCAAAATACAATTAACAGAAAAACTATAAATAATAAATGAAAAAAACAAAAAATCAATTTGTAAGAACTCCAAAACAACTAAAAGAACTAATAAAAGAAGGACACAACAACTTCGCATTAGTTCTCGCGGGAGGATTAGGAATCTACAGCAGAAAAACAATAAAATATAGTGACAAAACAAAACAATACAGCATAACAAATCACATAGACAATTCAAAGCAAAAATTAACAGAAAAAGAACTGATGAATGAATCTTACACATTAATCGGAAAAGCACTAAAACTAAAATCATTAATAGCAATAATCAATTAGCCATGTCATGGAAATGCCCTGAATGTAACGAACCAATAGAGGACCTAAGATATGAAGTAGACACAACAAGCTACGAATATGGAACAGCAGAACTAAACAGCAGACCCAGACCCGAACAACCACAAACAAGACAAATAAACGGATTAACACTAAGAGTTGATTATGAAGTAGTTGTAGATCACAACTACGACGACACAGGAGATAGCAATTGGGATGGAGACGTAAAATACGAATGCCCAGAATGTTCAGCCACAGTAAATCCAAATAATCTAATATGGATTAATGATGATGACGAAGAAGAAGATGAATTCGAAGAAGGATACGAAGAAGAAAGTGAAGAAACAAAAAGAAAAAAGAAAGAAATAGAAATTAAAAAACAAATCTTAGAAGAAACAGAACATGAAATCATCAGACCAAAAAAACATATCATTCTAAACCAATGCGATAGAATATCAACAGACCAAAGCTTCATATGTCAAAATAAAGAATGTAGACATGTTTTTGTAGCAGAAATAAAAAATGAGCATTCATACGGAGAATTCTTTGTAGAATGCCCAAAATGTTCAACAGTTAATTCATCTGAAACATACAAAAAACTATTATCAGAAGGATACTTTAACCAAACAGAAAATGATAAACCGAGAAAGAAGTCGATTAAATATAGACCTGGACTCATTATGGCAAGAAGACCCGGAAAGAGTAAAATTCTGCATAAGATACAGAGACCTATCAGAACCTAAAAAAGAAATTCTTGCAAAAAGAATAAAGGAAACATCTCAAATAGCAACAATAAGATCCACAAGAGGACCAACACAAGAAAAAATAAAAGAAACACTAGCAATAATTAACCCGATAATATTCGCAGAATCACAAAGATCATACACAAGCTATACATCACACTCAAACTTCGGAAAAAATGAAGCAACTTCCTTAGACGGATATAATTTCAAAGAATTATGTGGAGCAATATATAAAATGACATGCATAAAAAGAGAGTTAACAAAAAAAGAAGTAACATATATTGCTTATCTAAGTTCTAAAGACTGGCCAAAAGTATCTGCTTACGTAAACACAAATTACAGAGGAACGGAACAGCAAGAACCAGTACAAATAAATACAATTCCAGAAGAGCTAGGATTAGATGAAATAGAAAGAATAAGAGAAAGAATAGACGATGAATCAGAACAAATACCGGAAGCTATGTTTGAAAATCAACCCCAACAAGAATCTATGCCAATTAATAGTTACACACAAATAGGTATAGATATGGCAACAGAAAATAGATACGTACGTGAAGCATTAGCAAGAAACGCAACAGAAAGAAGAGCAAGAGAACTAAGAGACCAGATAGCAAGAAGAGCAAGCGAAATGAGAGACTCAGTAGAAAGAAGAGCAAGAGAAGGTACAATAAGAATACAAGATGCCAATGAAATAATATACCATTATGCCCCCCTTGAACCTTCAGAACCTATATTCATTTCAGATAGGTAACAAAAAAATTATAAATTACAATTTAAAAACCAAAAAATGTCAAAGACAAAAAAAGAATTTGGATTCAAAATAGGAACAGACCCCGAATTCACATTAACAATGCAAGGTAGAAAAGTAGACGCAAGACAGACAATGGAACTAATGCTACATAACAAAAAAGACTTAAAAGCATCAGGATCAGGCTTTGATGTTAAAAATTATGGAAACATCGGATGGGACGGAGCAAACTCAACAGGAGAAGTACGACCGAAACCGTCAAACATTCCAGGAGAAGTTGTAACAAACATGGGTGCAATGTTCAAAGCGCTAACAGATAACATTAAATTATGTGATCTATCAACAATTTCGGAATTTAGTTCTATTGGAGGACACATTCACCTAGAAATTCCGAAAGGAGAAAAATGGACATCAGAAAAAAAGAACACAACACACCGAAGACTAGCATCATTCTATCTACCGATTTTAATCGCAGAAAACAAAACAAACTTAAATCTACGATTAAAACAAGGATATGGATCAATTAAAGATCAAAGAATTGAAAATAAATTCACATATGAAGATGGAACACCAGGATACACACTAGAATTCAGATGTCCTTCAGCAGAATGGCTAACAACACCAAAAATTGCAGAAGCAACACTGGCATACTTTGGAGTCGTATATAACGAAATCATCAATCACCCAAAAAACTTCGCAAAATTCAACGACATCGTATATAAAAGCGATAAACAAGGAGATGCATTACAAACACTCGCAATAATGGAATTTGATCTATTAACAAATAGTCTTCTATCAAAAGCAAAGAAATACATAAGAACCTTTGAAATGTATGAAGCATACAAAGATCAAATAGAATATATCTTTAATCCAAAACAAGTAATTAAAGATAAACAAAAAGCAAATTACAATATTGCAGAAGGATGGAATCTAATCCTTAAAACAATGCCCAAAAAGAATCAAATCTTATCTTCAAAAACAAAACTTCTTAAAATCAAAACAGAAAAAGATTTCGACAATCTTAAGAATGTAATGAACATTCATTACAACGATGATACAAATGTAGCAACATTTGCAGAAGCACTAAAAGATAGAGTGGCGGCATTCAACTGGAAACTAAAGAATAACTATTACATATTCGGAATTAGAAAAGGAATAGACAATATTATTGCAAAAAACCTTAATAGAGAATATCTAACAGGAGAAAAGCAAATAGAAACAACTCTAGATCTAGAATTTGTAGATAGATTATTTGAGAAAATGAATGAAAAATTCTCTAACACAGTAGACACAAGAACAGTATCAACAATCGACTTCATAACAGGAAAACCAAAAGATAACAGAGATTCAGTAATTATTATAGGAATTCCATATGACATGCGAGTTAAAGAAAACATCAAACATTTCCTTAATCTGGTATGGTCATTAGAAAAAGGAGAAATAAAAGGAAAAAAGATGAACATGGAAAAACTGAAAGACGATTACAACCAACCTTTACCAGAACAAGGAAAAGTATACAAAATCCTTACAAAACAAGCAGAACAGCAAGAAGAAGTAATTATCATCGATCAAAATTCAACAAGTCTAAGAAATCATCAAACTGCCCTAGGACAAATGGCACAAGAAGTTTTCTAAATTACAAATCAATTAACACAATAAAAATATGTGCGGAATAATAGCAGCATTCAATACAAACCCGAAAAGAAAAATAGAATCAGCTAATGATTTTGTAATCGACCAGTATCAAGAACAATTTGAACGAGGTACAAGAGGATTCGGAATCATTAGAATAGACAAGAAAAGAGAAATAGAAATAGATAGAGCATGTGAACCAACAAAGTTCCTAATGGATTTATACACAAAAAAATCCAACATGATCATAGCACACCATAGAACACCAACTTCGACAGAAAACAAATTAAATCAAACACACCCAATGTATGTGTCTGACAAATCACTTAAACATGATTATCTAGTAGTTCATAACGGCATTGTAGGAAACACAAAAGAACTACACGACAAGCATGAAAAATTAGGATTCATCTACAACACAGAATACAGTAGAGAATTAGATTATCCGAACTACACATACAAACAAGACAAGTGGAATGATTCAGAATCCATCGCAATAGAAATAGCATTATTCATAGAAAACAAAACAGAAGAAATAGAAATGGATAATAATGCAGCATTCATTGTATTACAACTAGAAAAAAAAACATTAAAAGCAAAAGAAGTCTTCTTTGGAAGAAATGGAATAGGATCATGCTTAAACATGTCAAAAAGTAAAGGAAAACTAAGAATATCAAGCGAAGGAGAAGGAGAAGAAGTAGAAGTAAACAAACTATTCAGCTTCAAAGTAGCAGATATAAAAATGAAACTATCCAAAAGAGACATGGAATTCAAGAAGAAGGAAGTAGAAAAACCAATAACACCAACAAACTGGCCACAAGGAAAAACATTCCTACCAGCGATATCACCATCAACTTCAGTCAACACATTACTTAACGCATTAAATAATGAAAAAGTTGACAAAGAGCCCGAATCACTTACAGAAGCTGAAGTAGAAACAGAAGTATACGAACCCAGAGCATGGGTTACAGCAGAAACATGGGAAAGAGACGGAGAATATCTAATATATCCAATACAACAAAATAAAGGATATTTAGAAGAAGCAAAACGAGATCTATCAGAAAGAATGAAAAACCAAACATCCATGTCTATGACACACATCATAGATGATTTCATGGACGAACAAATAGAAGCAATAACAGATCTAGTTGTGGAATACAAAAATCAGTTAATGACAAGAAGATTCAATCAGAAAACAGATTTCACAGAATACACAACACAATTCTTTAAGATGATAAAAACAATTAGAGAATGTGCAGATGCAGCAGAAAACGAATACATAGAAACAGTAAACACAGAAACAGAAGAAGAAATAGCAGACTACAACGGAACATACAACAGTTCCAACATAGGGTTTAGAACAAGTGATGTCTTATCAGAGGAAGATATGGAGGAACATATGAGTCATCAACCAAGATTACTTGATTAAGTATCCATCAAGAAAAGAAATAGAAAGTACATCAATTGAAATAAACCCAAAAACAATACAGGCAATTAAGAAATGGAAAAAAGAATTTTACACAAAATGGCATCATAACACAAATGAAGCAAAAATAAACAAATTAAATTCTTTAATATATTACATTCAAAAATCAGAAAAAAATATTCAACCTTTAAAAACAAGAATAGGAACAGAATATAAATATGATCCAGACAAAAAAGTAATATACCACAACTTAGAAAAACCTAGTATAATCTCAACATTACATGAATTAGCACATCATGTATTTGGAGAGAGTGAATTAGTAGCCTGCACATGGTCAATACAAGCATTCAAAAAAAGTTTTCCTAATTCGTTTAGCAAACTTAAATGGGAAAACCACTTATTAGTAAAAAAATAACAAAATGAAAATAAAAAATCAATCACCATGAGTTACAAACTAATCAAAAAATTATGCTAAACATTGACATTACACCCGGAACAGAAATAAACAAAATAGAAGAACAGATAGTAAAAATACGTATACCACATACAAAATTCTTCGTAACAGGAGAAAAAACCCTAAAAAGTAAATGGAACATATCCGTATTTAACCCAGAAACAAATACATCAGAAATAATTAAAAAAGGAATAACAACAAAATCCTTTGCGTTATTTTCAAATATTGTATTAAAAACACCTTTTCCTTATGAGGGAAAAGAACAGACAATCGACATTATAAAAGCATTTATAAAGAAAATAACTAAAAATAAAAAATATGAACAACGAAACAATCGCAACCCCATTAGCAGATAAAGTAGCAACATTTAAACTAATTGCACGAAATGCACTAAGACTTAAATTAATCTCACCAAGATTAGCTAAGATTTCAAGACTAGAAACAGACATTGCAACACTAGTAAAATCAGGTAAAGAAGTGGAAAAATTCATCTCAGTAGAAGAATACGAAATCTCAAAATTAGATACAGAACACCCAAACTACGAGACCAAGAAAGCAATTAAAGAAGCAGAAATCAAAGACCTAAAAGTTACCCTAGAAGATTATGCAAAAGAAGTAGAAGTAATTAACAAAGCAATCGTAGAACAAAGAGACGGAATCATCAAGATCGAGACAGGAGAAACAAAAGTTTCATTAGATGCGCTTAACGAACTAGTTGATGTATTAATCAATGAAGACGCAAAAGCACAAGTAAAAGCATAGTAACGAAACGAGCAAAACAAAATTAAAAAGCCTAGAGTCTAACAAACTTTAGGCTTTTTTTTATTAAATCAGAAACGACAAGCACTGATAAAAAGAAAACCGCAGCAAAAAGGGCTGAAAAAATACAAAAATGAGCCGCCTCTCAGATTCGAACTGAGGACCTTTCGCTTACAAAGCGATTGCTCTAGCCAACTGAGCTAAGGCGGCAAAAATGTTGCGGGGTCGAGAGTCGAACTCGATTTCAGTGGTTATGAGCCACCGACACAAACCGTAGCCCCGCAATGGGCTGGCACGGTAGGATTCGAACCTACAACCCTTTGATTAACAATCAAATGCTCAACCGTTGAGCTACATGCCAATATGAGCTGGGGAGAAAGGAATCGAACCTCTATTCAACGCTTCAAAGGCGTTTGTACGACCATTATACGACTCCCCAAAAACTACCACCTCTTCCCTTTGGCCTTTGCAGTAGCTCTCCATTTTTTTCTTCTAATGTTATAATCATCCTTACATGCTCGGCAGCGACATTTATAATGAGTATACATTGTAATATGTCCATGCCGAGCCTCCCCATTATCTTTTTTATTTTTCTCCTTGTGACAATTTTTACATAAAAGCTGACACTTAGATATTTCCTTAAGGACCTTTGAGATAGAATCGGTTAGACGATCTGAAATATTAAAACTTTTATCCTCTTTTTTAATATGATCAAACTCCAAACAATCCCTTGATCCGCACTTTTTACACTTTCCCCCCAATAATTCTATTAATAATTTTCTTCTTCTGTGGTAGTACAATGATGGTATTTTCATATAACTAGTCTACCACATGAATATAAAAATACAAGTGCTCCTGACTGGAATCGAACCAATATTTTCAGTTTCGAAGACTGGCGTCCTATCCGTTGAACGACAAGAGCCGTGTGCGCAAGAGAGGACTCGAACCTCTACCCTCTCGGACTAGTTTCTAAAACTAGCGCGTATACCAATTCCGCCACATGCGCATTTCCTTAATTAATTAAGGGTGGACTTGACAGGAGTCGAACCTGCTACCTCCTCAGTGCAAATGAGGCGCTCTATCCAAATGAGCTACGAGCCCGTGGTGCGGGATAGAAGAATCGAACTCCCAACAAGTGTTTGGAAAACACCTATTTTACCATTAAACTAATCCCGCATGGTCAGGGAAAAAGGATTCGAACCTTTAGTCACTCGGATCCAAGCCGAGCATGTTACCGTTACACCATACCCTGTTATGCGTCAATATTAAAATCGCCAAAATCCTCATCTTCTATTAAAGTAAAATCTTCTTCTATGTGAAAATTTCCTAAAGCAACTTCTTCATTCGGGTCTAATGCTTCCTCCCCTAATTCAATTTCGTTCATAATTAATCTCTTAATTTTTTGTCTTACATCTTTATAATCATATTGGTTGTATCCGCCAAACTGTATCTTTTTTATTGTGTTGTGTTTCATATACATCGTGGAGAGCACTTGTGGGCTGGCTGGCGGCTGATGAAGCCGGGCCATCGTTTACATCTCTCCGCCCATATTCTTGTGCCGCAGGAAGGATTCGCACCTACTAGACCCTAAGGCCCCGGGTTTACAATCCGGTGTAACTCTCTCGCTTTACCGCTGAGGCATTGTGGAAATGGCGGGAATCGAACCCGCGTCCAAATAAGACAGTCATATGAATCTACAAAGTTTAGTTTATCTTTTGATCTTGATTATATACCTTAAAGACAAACAAAACAGTATGTAACCACAGCTTTTATTTTAACATAGAATCAAGCGAAAATCTACATCGATCCCATTTTTATAACAATTAATACCCCAACGGGAGAACAAAATATTAATTGTGCCCTATACTACTAGAGCGAGTGCAAAATCGTTAACCTTAAAATAAGGACTAACTATTGATTTAGTTTTTGCATCTATTGTTTTGACAGTTTTAAGAGTTACCAAAGCTCTACTTTGCACATATGAATGCGATTACTT